CTGTCTCTGGCCTAGAGGCATCTTCTGAAATAGGCAGTGTTGCGTATTCCGCAAGTGCAAACGCCTCACTTTCTGGAATTGAATCAACATCACAAGCTGCAATTATTGGCGCAAATGGAAGCGTCAGATTCGAGGTTGCCGGTGTACAGCTTGAATCTCAGCAAGGCAGTATATCGCTTGCTTATGATTATTTACTTTCTCTTTCTGGTACAGAAGCATCATCACAGCTAGGAAATGTCTCCGCGTCTGGCACTTCGCACAACATACCGAGCGCGGCTGGCGGTGAGGTTCATCTCAGACCTATATCTGTGCGAGATGCAAAAGTAAAACTAAAGACTTTAAAAGGTTTATTCTCTGCGGGTTATATATCTGCCACAGGACAGACGGTTGTTAATAATCTGATAAGACTAAAATCCGTTTCTGGTAATATGCAAACAAATGTAGTAAAAGCATCTGGGATACTTGATATTTCTGATGATGAAATAATCATTCTTTTAGCCGCCTAATATGCCGACACCAATAGATCAAGAAACAGAGGAAGAATTCATTGCTAGATGTATGAGCGATGATGAGGCGCAGGAGACTTTCCCAAATGACGAACAAAGATTGGCGTTCTGTTATTCGGTCTGGACTGAAGAAGAAGAAAAATATAATTATCGCGGGACTGAGATTGATCTTGTGCCTAGTAAAGAAATGGCAGAGGAAGCTAAGAAAGGTTTGGAATGGCGGAAGGAATACAACAGGGGCGGAACTCCTGTTGGTGTTGCTAGAGCGCGGGACATATCTAATCTCAAAGAGTTATCGCCTAGCACTGTCCGTAGGATGCTTTCTTATTTCGCAAGGCATACTGTTGATAAAGACGCCGAAGGATTCAGACCGGGAGAAAAGGGATACCCTTCTGCTGGTCGTATTGCTTGGGCTTTATGGGGCGGCGATAGCGGTGAACGTTGGGCAAAATCTAAGGACAAACAGTTATCAAGAATCGAAGATGAAAAACTATTGATTCCTGATCTAAATAATTGGGATAATAAAGCTATGGAAAAGAAACTCATCAAATTCGACTCGTGCGAATTTAAAAGCATGGATGCCGGTATTTTTGAAGGATACGCATCGGTGTTCAATGGTTTGGATTCTTACAATGACACAGTGCTTCCGGGTGCTTACAAAAACACGCTGGAAAATCGCAAAGATGTTGCGATGCTGTTCAATCATTCGTCTTTCCGCTCAGATATGCCATCGCGGATTGGTAAATGGTTGAGCATGTCAGAAGATGACAAAGGGCTTTACGTTCGAGGACAACTGGCGCTTGGTCATCCTACGGCTGATGCTGTTTACGCCTCGATGAAATGGGGAACCATTGATGGGCTGTCGATTGGATACGCTGCCAAACAATTCGACATGGTTGATAATGTTCGGAATCTGAAAGAAATTGATCTTTATGAGGTCAGCGTTGTTGATTTCCCTGCTGACGGTGCTGCGCGTGTTTCTTTGGATTCTGTTAAATCTGAAATTGAAGCTCTCAAAAGTATTCGTGATGCTGAGAAATTCCTGCGGGAAGCCGGTAACTTCAGCCTCCAAAGCGCAAAGACTTTGCTTGCGCGTATCAAATCTTTGGCTCGTGAAGAAATCAAAGACGAGATCGAAAAAGCAGAGTACATCAAACGCTTTCAAACTTTCATAAAAGGATAAATCATGAGTCAAGAAATCAAAGACCTGCTTGATGCAGTCGAACTGAAGCACAAAGAGATTGGCGAAACCCTGAAGGCTAACGGTGCAGAGTCCAAAGCTGCTATCGAGTCTGCGGAAAAAGCCGTTGCCGAGATCAAGTCGCTGGCTGATCGCGTTCTGGAAATCGAACAAAAGACCGCTGAAGCCGTGATTAAAGGTCACGAAGCGCCGGAAACTCTGGGTCAAATGTTTGTTAAGACCGATGCGTTCAAGCAATTCGCGCAAGGTCTGACCACGAAGGCCCGTGTTGAAATGAAAAACACGATCACCGGCCAAGCTGGTTCGCCCGCTGCAAACAGCAGCGTTATCGTTCCGCAACAACGTCTGCCGGGAATCGTTCCGGGTGCGTTCCGTACGCTCCGTGTTCGTGACATCCTCCCGTCTGGCGTGACCAGTTCCAACCTCGTGGAATACACCCGCGAACTGGCGTTCACGAACAATGCTGCGGAAGCTGCTGAAGGCGCGACCAAAGCTGAATCGGCTCTGACGTTTGAGCTTGCTTCGGCCCCGGTCAAAACCATCGCCCATTGGCTGAAACTCTCCAAGCAAGTGATGGACGATGCTCCGGCTCTGTCATCGTACGTTGACACTCGTCTGCGTTATGGTGTTGAGTACCGCATCGACGCGCAACTGTTGAACGGTAACGGCACCGGCCAGAACATCTCCGGTATCACCGACAGCGGCAACTACACCGCGTTCACGCCTTCGACCGGCGACAATGCGATTGACTCGATCAACCGCGCTATCTACTCGGTCATCGGTGCTGACTATGCTCCGACCGCCATCATTCTGAATCCGGCGGACTGGGGTGCAATCGAGCGTACCAAGTCCACGTATGGCGAATACGTGTTCGGCGCTCCGCAAATGGCGATTGGCCCGATGCTGTGGGGTCTCCCGGTTGTGGTGACGAATGCAATGACCGCTACGAAATTCGCTGTCGGCGCGTTTGACATCGCTTACCAAGTTTGGAATCGCCAAAACGTTGTTGTGGAAATGTCTGAGTCTGATGATACCAACTTCCAGAAAAACCTTGTCACGGTTCGCGCCGAGGCTCGGTTGGCTCTGGCTGTGTATCGTCCGGCTTCGGTCTACTACGGCGACCTGACGGTGTAATGAATAGCGGGGAGGGGAAACCCTCCCTGCTTTCTTATGAGAGTAAAAGCACTTAAAGATTTTATGAGTCCTGTATATGGCGACATATCAACAGGACAAATTTTTAATATAGACGCTGGAGTTTTTAACTTCTGGGCTTCTGCTGGAATGGTTGAGAGTGTTGAGATACCTGCTCTCCTTAGAAAGATGGAAACCAAGCCTGCAAAAATTGTAATGCCAGAAATAAAGCCGGAAGTTAAAGACTTAGAGAAAAAGCGCAGAGGCCGACCGAAAAAGGTGCAAGATGCCGACCAAGATAATCACGCAGCCGACATTTGAACCGATTACAACCGCAGAAGTAACGGAGTATCTGCGTCTTGATGATTCGCCTACAGATATTGATCTGGTCGAATCACTTATTACTGCGGCTCGGCAATATCTTGAGGAAGCAGTAAACCATCCAATTGCTGAACAAACATTGGAGACTTCATTTGATGCTTTCCAAAATGAGTTCGTTCTTACGTCTCCGGTTCAATCGGTTAGTTCTGTCAAATATCTTGACGACACAGGCGCCGAGCAAACACTTAACGCTAATCAATATTTGGTTGACACTTATTCTGATCCTGCTCGGATTACTCCTGCTCTTAACGTCAGCTATCCAAATACTTACGCAGTCCCCAATGCAGTAAAGATTCGGTATGTCGCTGGATACACCACGGGATCAAGTCCTGATGATTTCCCTATGCCTAAGCCTTTGAAATTCGCAATGTTGCTTGTTATCGGTGACTTGTATGCGAATCGAGAAGGTCAAGGAGATAAGTCTTACAGTGTTAATCCTACTGTTCAGAATCTTCTCTCTTTCTACAGGATCAAGATGGGGCTTTGATGGATGCGGTGGTTATCGCGTCAGGCCCGTCATTAACTGTTGAGCAAGTTAATCACTGTAAAGGCAAAGTCTTTACTGCGGTTGTCAACAACTCGTACAAGTTAGCGCCGTGGGCTGATCTTTTATATGCCTGTGATGAAGAATGGTGGGATCATCACAAACCAGACTTTAAAGGTCTGAAATACACGATAAACGAAAGCGCGGCCAAGAAATACAATCTGAATCTGATAAAGCATAACAATAAAGTCAGATTCTCAACGCAGGATGTAATCGCAACAAACGGTAACTCAGGCTTTCAGGCTATCAATCTTTTATACCTGTTTGGATATAGAAAGATTTATCTTTTAGGCTTTGACTACAAAAACACCGGCCAGCATTGGCATGGAAGGCATCCCGGCATAATGGACAAGTTCCCGAATATGAATCAGTGGGTGCAATATATAAACAATGCCAAACCTTTAATGGACGCTGCTGGATTAAATGTTGTTAATTGCTCGCCAGATTCCGCAATTGAATGCTTCGAGAAAAAGTCGATCTTCCAATGCCTATAGGTTACAACCTTGTCCCTGATTCATTGAATAAAGAAAAGGCAGCGATTTCTGCCGGCCTTTATTATTCTGGTTATGAAGTATCAACAAATCGACCGCAAAAGCTAAACAATTTTGACGTTGTAGTGATGTGGAACCGCTGGAACGAGAATGAAAAGCTCGCGGACAAGCTGGAATCTCAAGGCGGGAACGTCATCATTGCGGAAAACGGGTATTTAGGAACCGATTACATCGCTTTAGCGCGCTCGGAGCATAACGGAGGGGGCTGGATACCATATGCTGATTTGGATCGCTTAGAGACCCTTCAAATCAATTTTAAACCGTATCGAACTGATGGGGAGCATATCCTTGTCTGCCCATCTAGGGGGTTTGGCTCAAAAAAGATGCGTCAACCTATAAATTGGACTCATGAAATTGTGCAAGAGTTAAGAAATTACACGACAAGACCTATTTACGTAAGAGAGCATCCGGGCAACTGGAAGCAAAACAACAACCATTTAAGCATTGCGGAAGATTTAGATCATGCTTGGGCTTGTGTTATTTGGAATTCTGGCGCCGGGATTCATTCTCTGATGCAGGGGATTCCGGTGATTTGTTGTGCGGATTACTGGATATTGAAAGACATAGCATCTGACATTCAATTTATCGAGAATCCAGCAATGCTAGATAGGTATCACGCTTTCAATAAATTGGCGTGGTCTCAGTGGAGCATTGACGAAATAGTATCCGGTGAACCTTTCATAAGGTTTTCTTTATGCTGACTTTCTTGACTGTCTTAAAGTCTGGCGGTGAATTTAAGCCAGAGCATGTAATTGCGTTAAAAAGAATGGTTGATAAATACACAACTATTCCACATAGATTTGTGTGCTTATCAGATATTGAACTTGAATGCGAAACGATAAAACTGCGTCATAACTGGAAGGGTTGGTGGTCAAAAATTGAATTATTCAGAGAGGATGTTGTTACTGGCAAAAGTTTATACCTTGATTTGGATACTGTCATTGTTGGGAATCTTGATATTGTAGAAAGTTTAACTTTTGACTTTGCGATGATGGACGTTAATCCTGAGAGGAAAGACTTTATAGGAAACTCTGGAGTTATGTTCTTTGGTCGGCCACAGGTACACGTTTATGAGAAGTTCAAAAGAACCCCAAATGACTTTATTCGATTTCATGAGACACGCAAGAAAGATAGATACATTGGAGATCAGGCTTTTATCTCAGATTGCTTTATGAATGTTGATAAAATACACAATCAATTACCTGACCTGATTAGAAGTTACAGGCACAACAATTGTCAATATGGATTTCCTAAAAATACGTCTATAATCTGTTTTGGCGGATTTCATAGACCGTGGAATTCCTCTGGATGGGTGAAGGATTACTATGAAATCAGGGAAACTTGACAGAAAGATAGAGATACAAAGCAGGGTCGAAACGCAGAACTCCTACGGGGAGGCTGTGATTACTTATACGACTCTTGCTACTGTATGGGCTGAAGTTATCCCGTTGAGTGGTCGAGAGTTATTCGCTGCGGCTCAGATTTATCCAGAAGCGCAGATGAGGATCAGGATTAGATACCGGTCTGGGATTACAGAGAAACACAGGGTTGTCTTTGAATCTACGAATTACGACATCATTCATATAGCAGAGATTGGCCGTAAAGAAGGGCTTGAGTTTATCGTAAAGAAACCGAATGCAAGTTAATTTGACAGGATTTGCTGAGTTAAGAAATGCTCTTTTAAAACTACCAAAAGAGATACAAGGCAAACCTTTAGCAAGTGCTGTTTCTAAAGCTGCAAAAGTTGTGCAAGATGAAGCAAAGAAACGATCACCTATCAGAACAGGGAAACTAAGGGATAACATTGTCCGTTACAAAGCCAAGAAATACTCAAATGCTCAACAAGTTACGTATCATGTTGGGATGAAAAAGGAATGGTTCGCATTTGTAGATAGCGCAAAGAATAGACGAAGTGGAAAGGCAGGCAAAAAGTATTCAAGAGACAAGATTTATTATTGGCGATTTTTTGAATTTCCTAGTGTGAAAATGGCTGCAAGACCTTTTTTTAGACCTGCTTTTGATTCAACAAAAAGTGAACAATTAAGCACAATGCAAAAAACACTTGCGAAGGCCATAGAATCAGCAAGGAAAAAACTGGCTAAGAAAAAATGATAGAGCAAACTATTTATTCAACATTGGGAACTCTGGTATCGAACAGGGTTTATCCTTTGTTGATGCCGCAAAATCCAACATTCCCTGCAATTGTTTATACAAGAGTATCAATAAACCCAGAGAATAGATTGGAAGGCGGTTCGTCTTTGGATCAGATTAGATTTCAAATAGATACTTATGCAAAGACTTACGCTGCTGTAAAATCATTGGCAGAATCAGTGCGGAGCGCAATGGAATCTGCTAGTTTTAAGGGTACGCTTCAACTGGAGCAGGATTTTTATGAACCGGACTTGGGTTTGTATCAAGTAACTCAAGATTACTACGTTTGGGAAAGGAATTAACATGAGTGTAAATGCTCTCGAAGCACAAGGAATGCAAATCAAGATTGGCGATGGGGCTTCTCCTGAAGTCTTTACCGCTATTTCTGAAATCAAGACTTTCAGCGGCCCCGGCGGTTCGGCAACGGTCATTGACGTTACCGATCTGGCTTCTTCTGCAAAAGAAAAGCGTTTGGGACTTGCCGATGAAGGCCAGTTGTCATTTACGATTAACTACATCCCGACCAATACGCAACATGATCTGCTGCGTACGAATCGTGACAATCGTACGCTGACGAATTTCAAACTGGTATTCACTGATGACAGCCCTTCGACGAACTGGAGCTTTGCTGCTTACGTACAAGGTTTCTCGGTAAGCGGTGCGGTTGATGGAGTGGTCGAAGCGAATATCACGCTTGAAATCACTGGTTCTATCACTGAATCCTAATAAGGAGATTTATGTCTATCCTATCGAGGGACGCAATACTTTCTGCTGATGACCTGAAAAAAGAGACTGTAAGCGTACCAGAGTGGGGCGGTGAAGTTGTTATCGCAACAATGAGCGGACAAGCAAGGGACTCTTGGGAACAAAGTCTTATCAGAAACAAAGAAGGCAACATGGACAACATCCGCGCTCGGTTGGTTGCCATGTCTGCGGTTGATGAAAAAGGTAATCGACTGTTTTCTGATTCTGATGTTGATGTTCTTGGGAAAAAATCTGCGTCTGCCCTCGATAGGTGTGTGCGTGTAGCCCAGAAACTTAACAGGTTGACAGAGAGCGAGTTAGAGGAACTCTCAAAAAACTAGCAGCCCGGCCGGAGAGGCAGTTTTACTTTTCCCTTGCGCTTAAATTGGGGATGCCGGTCGGGGAAATGTTAAGGAGGATGGATAGCGCGGAAATCTCAGAGTGGATTGCTTACTTTAAATTACAGGAAAAACCGAAACAAAA